CGTCTGTGCTACGCAAATATAATTATATCCAGTTATTTGAACGGAATCTCTAAACTTCATTCTCTTCTTTCGTTTCTTCTTTATCTTCTAACGTTTCACTTACCGCTTCGCTTATCCGTTTCATAATCAACTCCACATAATCAGGATTGATCTCAATGGCTACAAAAGGCAACCCCAGCTTTTTTGCTGCCACACATTCACTTCCAGATCCAGCGAAGGGGATTAGGACGTATCCTCCTAAAGGATCCTGCATACAAGACCGCAACAATTTTTCACATAATGCTAAAGGTTTCTGAGTGGGGTGATCCACACGCTCTTTCATCCCCGCTCCACCCGCCAATGCAGGAATCTTAATCACATCTCGTGGCAATGCTCCACCTTCATGTGCCTTGTATTCTGTGACCACATCGCCTTTAGAGAAGCGTCCTTTCGTAGCTTTCCGTTGCTTCCCCGCAGCGCCATTTAAGAATCCATCTGTATAGGGTTCTCTTACCTCGTCACGATGGAATACTTTATCACTTTTCCACAGAACTAAGATGCTTTCATGGGACCGCTGCCAGAAATTCAGCGATGGAACGGCTTTATTGGTATAGTGCCAGATGATCCAACGACGATGGACCTCCATAGGGATTCTCGCTAGAATCAACGCCAGAACTTCACTGAATCCGTAAATAAACATGGTCCCGTTGGGTTTCAGAATCCGCAAACATTCGGCAATCCATTTGTCACACCATGAGAGATAATCAGGGAGTGTCTGTTTGTCACTGTCGTTGCCGAAGTCTTTACCGATATTGTATGGGGGATCTACGAGGATAATTTGGGCGGAGTCTGGGGGTAGAAAAGGTAGGATTTGTAGGGTGTCGGCGGTGTGGATTTGGTCGTGGATTTTTGCGGGTTTTTCTTTAGGTTCTTCTTTTGCTTCCTGTGCTTCTCTGGGCGTCTCTAAGAGAGCCATCAATTCTCCTTTGGATTTCCCAGAGCTTTTGATACCTCGTTCTTTGCAGAGTGCTTTCAGTTCAGGGATGGTTCTCTTTTGCATTGCTTTGCTTGTTGATATAGCTTATTTAAAATAAACCATATCAATTTTTTATAGAATAAAATTGATCCATAATACTTCATATAAAGCATCCAATCAGATAACCAGCAATGCAACTCCTACACGAATATTCCCCAACCCATAAACTCTTCAAAACAACTGTTGCCGATTTCCTCGCGATGCCTGTCAAGAACTGGCGCTACAATCGTACCCCAGATAAAGCACGATGCAGAGAGATCGCTGCACATCTCCAGTCAAAACCGATTGAAACTGTGTTCTATCTGGCGTCTCAAACACAAAAAGACAAAGACACATATGAAATCCTGGATGGAATCCATCGCTACACCGCACTAAAAATGCTCCCCGTGGACTATATTACTGGTGAAATTACCTATGTATTACTCAATATTCGGTATGATGCTACGGAAGGTGAACTGGTGGATTTCTTCAAATCACTCAATAAATCCATTCCTGTACCTGATCTGTATTTACAGAATCCAGATCAAGTCAAGAGAGACATCATTCAGATAATCGTGGACAGATGGGAGTTTCGCTATGCTCAACACTTTTCGGTGTCATTCAAGTTCCAGCGACCGAATATGAATCGCACAGTATTTGTTAATTTGCTGGATGATATTTATGAGAAGTATTCAGATAATGCATTAGATGCAGTAGAACTGGAAGAAAAACTGATGCGATATAATGAAGTAGTGAGACAACATTTTGAAGGAGAGACAACGCCGAAAACAGCAATTGAAAAATGTACGCGATCTGGATTATGGCTGTTTATGATGGGGTATGATGGGTTGGTAGAGGGGATTTAAGAACTTGTTAAGGTTTTTAGAATCCGAAAAGAAACTTCAAAGAAACTTCAAAGAAACTTCTTAAAAAGCTATAGATGTTCCTCCTCTCCCTCACTCACCTTCTCTTTGCTCCTCCACTCCTCTATATCGGTCTAAATCGTTCAGCTACCCCTCACTGGGCCTTTCAAGCATTACTTGTAGCAGGAGCAATTGTTTTTTTGTATCATGCATCCAGACTCTATACGGGTTCTTATATTAATATCATCCATGTCTGTTTGATTGCCCCGCTCTTACTCTACATTGGATGGTATGCGAAGAATACGCCACGATCTGCTTATGAAATGTTGTTGATGGTGACCTTTGCTATGATTGGATGGCATACATTGAATCTGGTACGGTTACTGGATCTTCATTCAGAAACGGCAATGAAATTAAGTGAATTGTAAAATGTGTTCCCATTACATCTTAAAAACATACAGATATACTATGGATTGCATCTATTACGTCCGTGATAAATTCACACTACATCCATGGACCTGCCATTTCTGTGGAATCCATGAAAAACAATCAAAGATTCAAATGGAACAATACCATCTTCCATGTGGCCATATTGTGCACCCGAGTTGTTATCGTGAATGGGCTAAGAGCACAGTAGGTTGTAGTTGTAACCCTCTGCCAAAAACAGAAGAAAATATGAACTGTTGGAGATGCAAGGCGTGGGGACATAGTACAAGTCGGTGTCCGATTGTTGCATTTACACAGAGGCATCCATTGTTATGTGGGCTTTTTTAAAAAAGCCCGCCAAAAACGCGGCTTCGCCGCCTAGTTTCAATGTATCTGTAATAAAAATAAAAACAGTTTGTCCTGTTTCTATTTTTATAATTTTTATATTTAGGAAGTTTAAGAACTTCCACCAAGTTCTTATAAACTTGGTGGCTAAGGGCCGAAGGCCCGAATAGCCGCGTTAACAAGTTCTTAACGAAGTTCCTGGTAGGCTTTTTTTGAAAAAGCCTTTATAGGAACCGCCTGAGCGCCTCATTCTTCTCCGTGTCTTCTGATAAATCCAGACAGTGTTTGCAGTGATAAATAAATGCTGAATTGGATTTAAATTCTTTATTGCAAGCCGTGCACAGAATGGTTTTGGTATCAGCATGTACTTCAGTAATAGCTCTGAGTTCTTCTTGAAAATGAACGCGAATGATATGAATAACACAATTGCCTTTCACAGGCGATTTGAAGTCGCATTCAAATGGGCATTCAAATGCATCTTCGGATTCTGAGTGTTTGAAACGCATATGAACGACTAAAGATTGTTTCTGGAGAAAGGTTTTGTCACAATGTTTGCATTCATGTTTCATATCGTTCAAGTGTTTTTTCATGTGGTAGTGCATGGTATTCTGATTCTTGGTAGTGATTTGGCAATGGGGGCAGACGAACTCGCCGTCCTCATTCTTTGTGTATTTCATGGGCATGTTTTGGTCTGTAGGTATTAAATTTCCAGGTGGAACTCTGATGATATATTCTGTCATTTTAATATTTCAATTTTTTATATGTAAATATGTACAGACAAGTTTAAGCCCTGTTGCGCTTTTTTAAAAAAAGCGCGCCAAAAACGTGGCACTATGTGCCATCCTTTTCTTTAAAAAATTAAAAATAGTAATAATATACTATTTTATAGTTTTTAGTGTTTATAGTGTTTTGGTGGGTTTTTTAACAAGTTCTTAACAAGTTCTTAACAAGTTCTTAACAAGTTCTTAAAAAGCCTGTCAGGAACTTCATTAAACTCTTCTATAAATTGCTCATTGCAGTACTCAAATCATCCATTTTTGCCGAAGTCACAAAGTTGCTTTTGTAGTACGACCAGATGTTATGAACATTATAGATGACAAATTGATAGTGTTGCAACGAAAACAGACCTTTTTGCCATTGATCCAAGATGATTCCCATGGTAGCTTTCAATCGCATAGAGGTTTCGTACATGAAGCGATCATGGTTACGAAATTCATGAATAAGATAGTCCCAGTTCAAGTCATTGTAAATATGGATGTAATTGACACGTTCTTCGTACCATCCTTCAGTCGGTGTTAATGAGTGCGTCATGATAATATTGATTTCTTTGATGAGCACGGCAAGCTGATCAATGTTGTCCATTTCTTCTAGTGCGTCCAGTTCAGCGTCCAGAGCAGTCAGTTCCAACTCAGGATCGGTGTGTACTTCAAGCATGTCGTGATCGGCTTCCATGGTGTTTTTTAAGAACTTGTTAAGAAAGCTTGCCAGGAACTCTGTTAAATCTGTTAGGAACTCCCTTAAGAATCCCGTTAGAACTTGATCATTTTTAAGATAAAAAAGATTTCAATTTTTTTAAATAAAATTGAAACAAAAAATGACAGAAGATATGACAAAACATGTCTCTAATGAAACGATGGATGATTGACTCTCTCATTGAACTCAATGAGGAGCTAGAAAACAACCGCAATGAAGACTCTACCAAAGGGTATTTCATCCAGTACACAAATGAGTGGATTTGTGCAAGTCCTCATCACATCACTGCATACAACGAGTATATCAATACAATCAACAAACAGCAAGGCCAGCTCATTGAAGTGCCACATGCTCGTGGTGGTAATTTTGTGGCATGGTTCTTTGAAACGGATGTGGAAGGTATGTTTCGTTTTATCAACGAGTATAATGAGGAGGTGTATATCAAGATGCAATAGAAGTTTCTAAACATAATATAAAAATAAAAAATAGATATTTCTATTTTTAATAGTTTTTGTAGGGAGCCTAAAAAGCAGCCAAGCCAGTAATAGCACGACCTAAAATAAGCCCATGAATATCATGAGTGCCCTCATACGTATTAACTGCTTCTAAATTGCACATGTGCCTCATCACGCCATATTCATCAGAAATCCCATTACCGCCGAGAATATCACGAGCTGACCGAGCGATCCCCAGAGCTTTTCCACAATTGTGACGTTTGATCATGGAGATCATTTCAGGAGCTAAAGAAACAGAAGTTTCTTTAGCGACTTTAATGGTTCGGTCACGAACCATTTCAGGCACTGTAGTTGCAGAATCCATAATCCGTCCTACCCGCAACACGCCTTGTTGTGCCATAGTAAGATCAGTCAGCATATCAGCCAATTTAATCTGAACAAGCTGTTTACCCGCCAATGCTGTCCCAAACTGTTTCCGTTGCATCACATAATTCACTGCCACCTGATAACAATCTTCTGCTGCGCCAAGCACACCCCATGCAATTCCATACCGTGCCTTATTCAAACACGAAAACGGTCCTTTCAAGCCACTAACTTCCAACATATTCTCTTTCGGTACAATCACATTGTCCATATAGATTGAACCTGTAATGGATGCACGGAGCGACAATTTCCCTTTAATGATCCCCGTTTCCAACCCTTTCATTCCGCGTTCCAGAATAAATCCTTTGAGCACATCACGATCTTTGACCCAGACAACAAATACATCTGCAATGGGTGCATTGGTAATCCACATTTTGGATCCATTAAGCAAATAGGTTCCATCTAGTTGCTGAACAGCAGTACTTTTCATAGATTGTGGATCAGATCCATGATCAGGCTCCGTTAATCCGAAGCATCCGACGAGTTCTCCTGATGCCAGCTTCGGCAGAAATCGGTCTTTCTGTTCTGCAGTTCCAAATACAGAAATGGGGTACATGACAAGAGAGGATTGAACAGACATGACTGAACGATATCCGCTGTCTACACGCTCAATTTCACGTGCGGCAAGTCCATAGTTCACATGGGATTCTCCGAGACAGTTATATCCTTGAATGGTTGTTCCGAGGAGTCCCATCTCTCCCATTTCCAACAGGATTTTCTTATCAAATGTTTCATTGCGGTAGGATTCAATGATGCGTGGTTTTAACTTTGTTTGCGCGTAAGTGGCAACGGTGTCTTTGAAGACATGTTCATCGGCTGTAAGTTGTTTATTGAAAAGAAAAGGATCGGATGGACTGAAACTAGAAATATATCTGTGAGGTTTGAAGAGGCGTGAGAACATTATAGATAGGATGGAGGGGTAGCTTTAGATATCTACGGTCTGACTTTTAAAAAATCTCATGTATCTTTAGAAAAATGGTTCATATTAAGACTGTTGGTAGCAAGGCTGAAGTCTATCATGGCACTGCTCTTAAAACGAGTGGTCAATTACATAAGAAAGACCTCGTTAAAACCAAAAAAGGTCGCATTGTGTCCCGTAAAAAGCAGGCCGCAGGCAAGAAAGCCATTAAGCGCCTCTTCGCCCTCGGATACAAACCGACCAAAGGAAAGTTTTCCTTGATGAAGAAGTCGTCAAAGAGCAAGAAAATGTCCCGTCGTACCCGTAAGAAAGGTGGAGCAAATTATGGAGCCATGGATAATTTTGCTGATGCCAGTGGTGCCCAGTCTAACCCTATTCAAGCTGCGATGGATGCTATGAAAGGTATGTAAATAGATATATTACTATTATAAAACAGTTCATACAAAAACTATTTTATACTAAATCATAATCATTAATCAGTCGCGGTACCTATGATTAAAAAACATAGGTAGTGTGAATAGAATATTCACGGTACCTATAATTAAAAATCATAGTTAGTGTGACTGATGATATCAGTCACGGTACTGCGCAGCAAACCATTCAAACAACTGACTCATCTGTCCTCTACTCAATAAACTCGGTTGTACTGCTACAGGATCATACCAATAGATCGCTCCACCACCCCCTTCACCAATCCTAGTCCAGACAAGTCCAGCTCCAGCCACACGCAACTCTTGAACAATCTCCTTATTTTCTCCTACGGTATATGACGGTTTATACACCATCTGTAGTACCCGATGAGAATCCACATCATCTGCAAAGAAGATGCAATCGTATGCGCGAACAGCACTCTGTATACTTTGCGCTAAAGGATTCAACAGATGAATAAATGTCACATCTTTCCCGATCTTTTTCCAGAGTGCATCAGGGACAGGAATATCACAGACCACTAAACAGGGTTTGACCACATATGTCAAATAGGTTACGATCATTGTCCAATCATTGGAATCGCGTCCTTGAAAAACGGCATCGTAATGAAAGGGGAAATGTGAATTGAGTCCGAATACGTGATTGGTGATGAGAACCATCTTTTTCAAAGGATTACGAATGTCTTTGATGTATTCCATGATAGGCGGATACTTTTTCCAAGAAGTGCCATAACATAATATTTTTGCACCGTGCAGGGGTGTATTGAAATTCTCTAGACTCACTGTCTCCATCTCATCGTGAAACAGATTCCTAAATCCAAATTAATCCACGTCTTAAATAAAATGATAAAGTAGAATGTTTTATAATCTACTGAAAACTGCTCTTGTCCTTTTGTTCGTGGACATGTTCTATCTTCTTACGGGAGGCATCTTTGCGAAACATATGTATGAGAGAATCCAGGGACGCGAACTGAATATCAGATACGTAGGAGCGATTCCTGTTTATTTTGCGATGGCCTATATGCTACTGCAGACAACGTCTTATACTCAGGCTGCGTTGTATGGTCTCTGTATTTATACTGTGTATGATATGACGAACTATACTCTTTTTAGTGGATATGATTTGAAGATTGCTGTTGCTGATATGATCTGGGGTGCTACTCTGTTTGCATCTTCACGATATCTTTTGAAACATGTTTTGTAAACTTGTTTAGAACTTGTTTAGAACTTGTTTAGAACTTGTTTAGAACTTGTTTAGAACTTGTTTAGAACTTGTTTAAAGTTAAACTAACAAAATAGTATAGAATGGCAGAATATATACAGAAAATAAATTCATTGGAAGCATTTGATATACATCCTGATCATCCTATATATCAAACATTTATATTTAATAATCGTCAGCGTATGGATTATACATGGGTAGACAGACAGATAGCTTATATAAATGGATTATCTGAGCGTGATAAACATATTATTATGTCTTATACAATATATGGAGATATACTAATTAATAGTCATATACGTGGTACATTAACCTTATTACTAATTAAAAATATAATAACAGATGTTATAAAACATAATCCATTTAAGTATCAGCATCAAGATGAAACAAATACTGACAAAATAGATAAACTATATATAGAAAACATACCATTGTACATTATACGTTTTATTAAGGAATATGATATAATTATTCAAAATGCACCATCATTAACGAAAAAAATAATAGTATATCGCGGATTAAATGATATACTTCATGGAGTACAACGAAATTCAGATCAGTATTTTCATCAAAAAGAGTTTATGTCAGCGTCATTTTATCTTCCAGCCGCTGTACAATTTATGAAAAAATCATACTGTATATTAGAATTAGAAGTAGATACTAATGTAAAATGTTTGTTATCAGGATATGTCAGTAAAACAGGCAAATTTGATATAACATTTGCACCAAATACACTACTAATAAATTTAGATCCTGTCATAAAATTAGTACTGGATGATGTTGAACATTATAAATCATCTCATATTTTTATATACACTGATAAATATGATGTGCATTCAAGTCAGATATATACAGGTGAACTTATACAAATTAAGATTCATCAGGAAATCGTTCTTTATAACGTTTGATTCGTTCAGCATGTTTTATAGGATCAAATTGCTTTGCTATACTGTTTACAAAACGAGCAGATCGTTCTCTAAATGAAAGAGGTGAGGGTATATTCCATTGTTTTATTTCTTCAGGAGTAAATATTTTGATCTCATATAAAGGCATAATCATATGTGATTTATCATCTATTTGTTCTATAATCTTATTAGTAGATGCTTCTAGTATTTCTTGAAAAGATAAATGTTTGCATTCTTCTTTTAGTATATGAGTAGATTCTCTATTTTGTATTTCTTCAAGTAACCCTTTAATTGTAAATTCTTTCATATTATTTCGTGTATTCCTTCTGTTTTTTCGTGTTTGGTTCCGCATTCTACTATATATTCTTATTTACTCATTTCTATAATTAACACAATAGATTTTTCTAAATCAAAAGTATACCAAATATAAAGTATCACATTCAATGCACATCTGTATCCTCCAAGCCGACAACCGTCCCACACTGGATTCTTTTTAGATGCTACTAGATGATACTGCTTTTCCTAACAGGTAAGTTTCATTTTTATTTACAGTTTTACATAGTTGTAAAATCCAAATAAAAATGTTTCATTTTTATTTGCAGTAATCCAGTTTAGCAGTAACCAAGTACAGATTTGCAACATGAACCGCGAGATATACCAATGAAAATAGTTTTACAAAGAGAGGAATATCTTCATCACTGCATCGTAGACGACATACGTGCTCTTTATCGTCCTCTTCCTCTTCCTCCTCTTCCTCCTCTTCTTCCTCTTCCTCCTCTTCTTCCTCTTCCTCCTCTTCTTCCTCTTCCTCTTTATCTTCACTATCACTTACAAGTTCAGGCATATCTGAATCTGTATCTGATTCATTAGTTTCTTTGGTTTCCTCTTTGGTTTCCTCTTTGGTTTCATTAGTTTCATTAGAAACCGTTGAAGGAGTGCAAGGGATTTGTTCAGTAGTTACTTGTACTTCATCTACTACAACGACTTCGGCTACTGCTTCTGCTTCTACTGCTACTGCTTCTGCTTTTACCGCTTCTGCTTTTACTGCTTCTGCTTTTACCGCTTCAACTGCTTCTACAACCTCTGTATATACTGCTTCAACAGAAGCAACTTCCTTTTGCTTAAGTCGCTTTTCAATCCGCTCAATGGATTTTACTTTACCTGACTGTACAATAACTCCTGCATGAACAATACCTGACATATCTTTGTATTATGTGTATATACAGTACTTATTTTAAGTTCTTTATACGTATTTGTATAAAAAATTGATAGATTATATTCTATTTATAAAAGATAGCATGAAGGTGGTTACAGGAAATTATCAGGAAAAGTTCCTAGGAACACAAAGGGCCAAAGGATCCACCCTAGGAACCAAACCAAAACCGACTAAAGTCTTAACAAAAACAACTAAAGTCCTAAAACCAGGATGCATCCTCTACGTAGGCACAGAATGCAATGATGGTCGCCCAATTACAGAATCATTCAGATATAAACAAGCTGTAGCGATGGGAATTCCCATCGTACATCAGTCACAAAAAGAAAAGAAAGAGTTATTCGTGGAAAAGTATAAACCAAAGACGGTGCATGAAATCATTGGACATAAAGATCAGATCAAAGAACTGGCTGAATTCTTACAAGGATTTTCTAGTAAAAATGACAAGCAAAGCGATCATAAGAGAGGTGTTCTGATCACAGGTCCTCCAGGAATTGGTAAGACAACGATGGCGCATCTCGTATCTCAAGCATGCGGGTATGCAATAGCTGAATACAATGCATCTGATACGAGAACAGTAAAAGCATTAGAAGGTCTTAATCAACGCCGTCTTTTCAAAGAAGCCGTTATCATGGATGAAATAGACGGATTATCCGAACGTGGTGGGATCGGTGAAATTGCAAATCTGATTCGAACATCACAAGTACCAATTATTTGTATTGCAAATGAGCGTCCGCCAAAGCTGAAACCTATTATCAATGTAACACAAGAGATAAAATGTAGCCGACCGATGAAATCAACAATTGCTATTGCGTTAGCGAAGAAAATTCCCATACCAAGGGAACAGATTGAGAAACTCTGTGAAGAATCTGGCAATGATATCAGATCTGTCTTGAATACACTGGATTTTGATCAAAGGAATCCTCAAAAGGATCCTAACCAAAAGGATCCTTGTCAAGTGATACAAAAAGACAAACAATATGATATGTTTTCAGCAACATACAAACTGATGTCTAATAAAAAAATGTCATTCACGGAATCAGATGATCTGGTCTTTACCGATTATCATATGATTCCTCTTATGGTACAAGAGGCGTATGCAGCTGCTTCAGCTGATATAGACGAGCTAGCAGCAGCTGCAGAACGTCTTTCCTTTGGCGATGTGATTTCTAAGCAAACGATGACGGATTGGACACTATTACCACATCTTGCATCTAATACAACCGCTGTAACCAAGATGGTAACGGGGCGAACACCGAGCCAGATCTTTCCGCAGTTCCTAGGCAAAGAATCCAAGAGAACAAAACACAAATCATGGTGCAAAGAGTTAGCGCACCGAATGGAAATACCTATGAAAAAGATGCGTTTAGATTATATGGGTTCTATTCATACAATTCTATTAAGTTGGATGTCACGGGATAAGAAAGAAGTTGTAAAAGAGATGACGACGATGGGACTTGTCCGAGAAGATCTGGATACATTTCATGATGTAATGATGGAGAAAGTGGAGATTCCTGCGAAGACAAAGTCGGCACTAACGAGGGAGTTTACGAAATTGAATGGCAAGAGAAAAGTAGTAGAAGTAAAAGAAGATGAAGAAGTAGATGATTTAGAAGAGGATATGAAGGAGCTGGAGATTTAGTAAGGGTTAAGAGATTCATATGCAAATAGAATATGAATCAGATATTTATAAAACTAGCCGTAATGATTAATGTTTTTTATTGCGATTACTGCACGTCTTATTATGCTTCTTACCGTGCTTCTTACCATGCTTGTGACTTTTTCCATGTTGTTTTCCATGTTTTCTGTATTTTTTACTGTGTTTTACACGTCGTTTTCCACCAGCAGGAGTAGCTTCTTGCGGTGTAAATATGGGTGGTGGAAATACAAGATTATTATTTGTGTTTGGTTTCATATTGTTTGGTTTTGTGTTTTTTGGTTTCGTATTATTATTTGGTTCATCATTATTTGACATAGAACCATATATGTTATTATTACGCGGGGCAGCCATCTAATAGAACTAGATAAAAGGATCATGCGCCCATTGCAAAAGAGCTTGTCGTTGTATCGGACGGCATTCTAAATCTCCTTTTTTGCAATTGGCTTTAATCTGACCTACATGCCGCCGAAATGCTTTCCAACGTTTGATTTGTACTGCATCCAGCTCTGGAATTCTTCTGCCCATCCAGTAACGACAATACCATTGAAACCAGCCACGAGTATCTTTATTTATAGTAGGATCTGATAGAATTGGATATTGTTTAGCAACATGTCCATCTTTATTAGGAACCCATCCATAATCCTCCCATTCTTGTAAACTAAGACGTGATTTTACACCAAAACAATTTATATTTGGATTAGCTCCTTCAGGAGATAATTTACCTTTTTTAATGGCCTCTATGAACCACTCTTTACCAAATTCTAATACAGAATCATTGAGGTATTTGCCACTAAATGATCCATATGACAGTATTTCACCAGGAGTAAAAGCAGGCTTGAATTCAGGATCAAAATTCTCCCCAGGATTCTCGGACAACACATAGGAACCTCGTTCCATCTTGTTATACACCGTAATACGAGTACCTTTCTTATAAGAAGACAGAGGGTTCCCCTTTTTTAAGATTATAAGCATATCATCTACCGTTTTAATCTGAAGCACACGTTTATCTTTGAAGTGCATCTAATAAAAATTGAAAGAATGTGTAGCCAGAAATAAAACACAACTTCATCCAATATAACAAATGCAGCGCTACACCCCACCAAAACCCGCACCGCTTCCAGCAGATTTTCAGGAATTTTATGATCAACTGACGCCGCAAGAGAAACAGTTGCATCAGCTTGCGATTGAGAAACTGGGATCTTCCTACTTTCCGCAGTGGACGCATATGTATACGAAATGGCAAAAAATACAGTCTGAAAAAAAGACAAAACAAGAGAAACCTAAATTGGAATAGGACGCAACTCAATCATTTTGATATAAAAAGGAAGAATAAGTCTACAAGCTACTACAAGTGGATCCATACCAATATACTTTTCAGCAGATCCAAAACTACGTGATTCTAAATACTTTTCAACACATGGAAAGGAAGCCAATTGTGAATATTCGTCGCGCCACGCACAAATAAAGGGTGTACCTTTTTTGCATTCCATGTATCGTGTATCAATCCCTGTACTATAATATCCATTAAAATCTTTACTAGAGTTGTATGATGTGAGGGGTTTTTTAGAGGGTGTAATCCAAACACCACCATGTTCCGATAATGTCCATAGTGCCAACAAGTTAGAAAATCGTTCATCGCTCAGAGTAAAAATGGGATGCTCTGCGATATCTGTTGGAATTGTTACATACCCTTTATAGTTCTGTCTTGTTATAACGGTAGTATCCATAACGGTAGTATCCATAACGGTACCAGGAATAAGACCAGTATCCGGATTAAACATCCATATTTTTTTGGAAACAGAAGGTGCATTCTGTAACCAAAAAAAGACAATGATGCTTAAAATAATAAAAATAAACATAACAGTGTCTAAATACTGCGCATATATATACAATCAAGAGTTAGTGATGAACGCAATCTGTGAAACGTGCGCAACAGATCCATCAGCCCATTCCTTCAAGAAAGTAGCAGAAAAGAAAGGCATTGTCGTATTTTATTCAAAACCAACACAAGCCAGACGCTATGATGATTCAGAAGGAATCCTAGCGCATATTGATAAAACAATGGCACTCTATCAAGGTAAGAAATGGATTTGTATCATTGACTGTGAAGGATTTGATGCCAAATATACGATGGAGATTCGGACTGGGATGGGAATTATGGATCTGTTAATGAATAAGTATGTAGATACATTGGTGGAAGTAAAGGTGATTAATCCAACAATTTATGTAAGAGCAGTGATGAAAGTATTGATGTCATTGGTATCGGACGATAAAACATCTAAGATTATTGTGTTAGATGATAAACCGTATAGTGTGTTGCAATTCATTTGAACTTTTTAGAAAGTCTACTTCAAGCATTTCTGGCAATCCTTAAACAATCCAGGAATAAACTGACAGCGTTTGATACATTCAATCTCACGTTTACTTAACAACTTTTTTGAAGTCTGTCTCCGTCCATTCTTCATGACAGACACAGACTTGAATCCTTTCTTTCCATTGATTTTGACAGTCTGTGTTTTCATTTTTCGTTTGCCATTGATGTAATCAGAATGCATTTGTACAGAACTGTATTTGAACATCTATATATTCATATCATATTTTAACGAAATTCTTAATAAGTTCTTAACATAATAGTTTTGGCAGGCTTTTAACAAAAGCCTAAGCAAGAATAGTCGTCTCACCCTGAACAGCCTTCACACGATTGCTAGAAGCATATACATTCTTCGTATAATCCGATGCATCCATACCAAAAACATCTACTACTCTTCCATTCCTCATCAGAGTAACATACCCACCTTTAGCGAGTTGAAATGGTTTTGTCAATGTATTTAAATAGTTAAACGGTCTCTTTGTTTCTTGAGGATCTGACCAAGACGGTAAGACGTAATCACTTAATCCAACAATAACAGATCCAACCCTTACTTTAATCAAGTTGCCTTCAACCGGGTCACAGACTTCACCAGGAACTAAATAGCCACTGTTGAGTTGCCACCAGACATTCACATTAAAGTTTCCAATCATTTCAAAGATTTCATGAGAAAATGCTTGAGCCACGGTCGGGACAGAATCGGTAGCACCCATCAGAATCGCACCACCATACTGTAAAACGGTTTTCACAAATATTTTAGAAACAGGAATATTACCCGTTTCTGTGTGATATGCAAGTGCTCCTGCAACATCTGCCGTATCCATGAATATGCAATGGGGACCAGTAGCTTTAAATCCAATAGGTGCAACAGCTACTCTGTATTGCTTGCATTTAGGAGCCCATGTGGAACAAAACGCGGGTAACAGAGTATTTAATGCGCTTATCATGAGAATCAAATCACTATTTTTCATAATGCTGTTGTTGACGCAGTAGATTGTAGTCATCTCTGTTACAAGGGTATAAAATTAGGGCTATAAATATGCCCTTACAAAATTCCAATCTAAACAAAAAAAGATATACATGATAATGGCATATATTGTACATAGTTATGGGGATAAACCCGTTATTGAAGAAGAACATGAGCATAAGTCAGGAATTGCTACGGAAGACCACACTTTGGCCAGAGTAGTAGAAGAAGTTACAAGGAAGTATACAAAACCATGTTTAATTACGTGGTATACGATATATGGTACGTTGGAATATCATTATGTGAGGAAAGATATATGCGATAAAAGCAATAGCTTGCAAGTAGCTATAGCTTATAAGTAGCTATAGCTTACAAGCGCATTCCAATTTGATCCCATCCATTATTTTAAGATTCTATCGGCAGTCAGGGCATATCTCATTTGTCTCTAAAGACTGTTCAAAATCACTATCACCACAGACACAATCATACGTATTGCAGCGAGCACAACGAACCAGACGATCTTCTACGTATTCTGCTTCGTCGTCAGTACAAATACAGTTATATTGTTCACATATGTTACAGTTGTTACAGATGCATCTGTCTTCATGTTCATAGCATTTGGGGCATTTGTTCTCCATTTGTAAGATATATCCGAGAAATCTTAGCATCTATTTATGTGGGTAAGAATATTCAATTTTTATGGGATATTTATAAAATGCTTAGAAAAAAGGACTTAAAGAATGTGCATCAAGATAGATTGTGGAGAAATCCACGATAAGCCCACATAGCACAGTGGCAGTTTGCGGTTCTCTTGTAAAGAACAGGTCATGGGTTCAATTCCCATTGTGGGCTTATATAATTATATAGAACGATGAAATTCTTTCTATATAACTTAATAGATGTCCTCTGCAAAACCCGCAAAATCCACAAAACGAAAACCAACAAATTTGGCTAGACCCGAAGCAAAATCAGCGAAAGCATCAAAAGCAGTAAATGCATCAAGTGCATATCCCTACTTTGCATTCAAAACACGAACATCTACAGTAGCCGAGGATGGAACAAACATTCTATTTAAATTAAGAAAAGGACAGAATCAAACAGAACTCTATGAATTCTTTAAAGATATGATTGTATCAAATGAAGGTATCCAGCTGGCAGATGATGGAATTTATACATGGATTTTAATTGCAAGTGATAAGGATCATCATGGTGATTTGTATGCAGCTAAAACAATTAGTATGCAAGAAATTGGAACACTTCACAGAAATTTGTATGATACAATGACAAAGTCAAAACCAGTTATTGTTGCAGCAGGTGAATTTGATAAAAGAGGAAAAAAGATTATGTTTAATCTGTTATCTGGTACATTTATGGAACCAAAAATAAAAGGAAAAAATAGTCTAACCAGAAAAGCAATTATGCAATCTGCTGCAAAAAGTATTACAGATAAATTTATAATGTATAAGTTAAATGTAAAAGAAACTCCAAATAATATATTGGCAAAAGCTAAATTAAGAACAAGTAATGCAATGATTGCCCAATTTAATAGATGGTTTAATCGTGAAAATGTATAAGGTCGTTTGGCCGATGAAATGCTGCAAAGGCATAAGATCAATAATACTAAGGCTTTTAAAAATATCACATTAGTAGATGTTCTTTACCATGATCAATCTTGTGCTACTTCTCTCCTTAGTCTGGATTCACAATCCATTCTATACAGATGTTGTGAGAACGACAACCTTTATCTGTTTCGCAGCATCAGTAGCTACGTGGATCGCAGGTAAAGTTAAAGAGACATATCATGCACTATTCATTGCATTCTTTCCGCCCATTGATAAACATGCAGAACAATTTATCATGTTCTGTGGGGATATGTTAATGCACTTTCTTCCATTTATTATTCTGGGTCTACCTTCTATTCCTCTCGCGATTCTGACAGGATATGCGATATTGTTTTTGTGGTTCTATCTTGTTAGATCACGACTTCATACGATGTATTCAAGTGTGAACAGAGATTGGACTCTGGTGATGGTAACGTTGATGGGGTTAATGGTGATGGTTACTTGTTTTGGTTAGAACAATCTAAGAAACAAATACAATTCTATAGTAGATGGGATACATTTATAAGATTACAAATACGATTAATAATAAATCATATGTTGGTGTTACAATACAACCTGATGGTCTGTCTAGATTTAAGGCGCATATGTCAGCAATACGTAGTGGCAAAGGATGTCCATTATTGCAAAAAGCTGTGAATAAATATGGAGAAGTTGCGTTCAGATTTCAAATCCTTATTATCTGTTTTGATGAAGATGTCTTCAAATATGAGAAGGAATATATTATGAAATACAATGCAATGTCACCGACTGGTTATAATGTTGTAGAAGGTGGAAAATCAGGTAGAAACTTTTTGGGAAAGACACATTCTGAAGAGACACGTGAGAAAATTGGTAAGAAGTCTAAAGAGTATGGAAATCGTCCTGAAGTGAAGGAGAGAAGTCGTCAAAATATGATAAAGCTTAATGAAAAGCGTAAAAATGGGGATATTTCTGAAAAATGGAAAGAAGCTATTAAAAGTGGCAAAATGGGAGGCACCTGTAATAAAGGTAGAAAAGTAAAAGAAGATGTGAAAAAGAAAATTAGTGAAGGTCTTAAAGCTTATTTTAACAATAAAAAAATACCAGAAGATGATATTGGTAGAAAAAAACATAGTATTGCAATACGAAAAGCACGTGGAAGGAAAGTATTACAATATTCAAAAGAGAATGTATTACTTACATCATATGATTCTATTGCAGAAGCAGTTGAAAAAACTCAAGTTCATAGAAATACAATACAGGCATTATGTTGTGGAAGACTTAAAGTTGCAACTAAATTTATTTGGAAATATGCAGAACCTAAAGAACCTTCTATTCTAGTAGAATAGGTCCTATAGACCTCACATGGCCTAGAAGCAAAATTTGGATTTTGTATTCCACTTCTAATGGAAAGGTTGCGGGTTCAAATCCCGTCTGGGCCTATTATTCGTATGTTATGGTAATACCATACGAATAAAATGATATTCAAACTAGTAAGTTATCATGTTACATTAAAACGTGACTATATTGCATTTATTTTATCTATACATATATTAAATTTAGAGATTACAACCCCTACATTATAAGAATTTGTATTACTTTTGGCTACTTCATTCTTATATTTATCTAATTTTATTTTAAATTCCATCAAGTATTTTTTAAATTTGTCTAAATCATTATCTTGCATATATAGTTTATATCCATCTTTAAACATATTAAGTCTATCAGTTATTTTATCTGGGTAGACATTTGCGATTTTGTTTTTTATAAAAAGACCTGTTTTAACATTAGAATCTTTTATTGACTTAATTAAGTCATTTGTAGAATTTATTAATTCAGTGACTTTTTCCATTATCCCTGCTACAAAAGGATTAACTGCACTAACTTTACGTGCCCGATTTTCTTTCATACTTTTAGCTAATTTACTCTGTTTAGATAGGTTAGCATTTCTTTGTTTTTTAATTTGTTCTATGGTATTTATATATAAATTAGCTTGAGGATATTTACCTTTTGTTTTATGCTTAGAAAGCTTAGATATATTTTTATATTTAGTTAATAAATATTTTTTCTTTGTAGTTCCTATATTTTCTTTTCTTGATTCTGTATAATTGTTCGTAGCATTTTTCCTTGTATTATTATTTGATTTACCATTAAATAAATTTGCATATGTATTATTTAATTCGGTATTAGATACATTATTTGACGCATTTGATGAAGTATTTGATGTTATACTATTACGCCTTAGATTTGATACATTTGATGAATTAGTTGATACTATACTATTACGTCCTACATTTGATGCTTTACTAGTTTTTCTTAATTGATTAGTAATACTATTTGAAGAGTTACTTCTAGGACGTGTACCAGTAGGTCCAGTTACTATAGTTGCTACGTTTGTTACTACGTTTGCTTGCGGTCTTGTTTGTATCCCATTTATATTTAGAGAATTCATCTACATACTCCATATAAAATCCAACATAAAGCCCGCTCCATACTAAAATCATAAATGTCCTGTGGATGTGGCAAACGTAAAAATGGCACAACAGATTCCGCGATGGAACGAGAAGCTACTCTATTGCTTCCACCGACACAGTGGGGTCCTATCCTATGGAAGTATCTCCATATAATCGCAGAGAAAATGGGACAGACCAAGAATAAAATCATGGACGCAGATCAAGCAACGTACATTAAAACACTGATAACTATGTTACCGTCTATTCTTCCATGCCCTGATTGTCAAAATCACTCGGAGACTTATTTGGCCACGTATCCATTTCCATCACTCAAAGATACCAATGGGACCTTGAGAGATGCAGTTCGTATATGGTTATTTCTATTTCACAATCATGTTCGTGTCATGAAAGGACAAGATCCATGGGAATCGGTTGATCTCTGTGAACAATATGCGCAAATGTTTGTGGCAAGACAGGATTATACTACGCTAGTGGAATGTATTGCGGCTGCAACGAGACAGCAATGGGTTAAACTAGATCAATGGAAGAAATGGTATAGTGTTTCAGAACGTCTTCGTTTATTGATGGGGAATATCGTGATGTAGTTTATACTGAAGGTACTGAAGGTTCAGATGGTACAGAAGGTACAGATGGTACAGAAGGTACAGAAGGTTCAGATGGTACTGAAGGTTCAGATGGTACTGAAGGTACTGATTCTTCAGGGTGACCAGCAATCCAGTCCATGATAGTCTGTGCACCTGCATCAGGATTAGCCTCTGCCATAGCCATTATCATACCTGTTATTACTGGTTCAATTGCAGAGTTTGTTGCGACAGAGCTTACAATATTCCACGTAGAATTGATCAATGAATTCACTAAAACAGCAGTCGTCTGTGAAGTAGTATTTGCGGATAAACAGTGAATACCACCATACAAACGTGAATAACCAGCACTATCAGCAATATCATCCCATGTAGAAAAGGAGAATGTAACAGGTGCAGCAGGTACGCTCGCTTGAATAGTAGATGAACCCACTCCAACTACAAAATCACCATATAGCCCCGTTTGATTACCTTTAAACAATTTGGCCATTAAGGGTAATCCATCATATGTAATTGTATTTTTAACAATAGAAGAACCAAACCATTTGCTCATGGTAAGTGCAAATAATTTGGTAAAGTGACTGTGACCCGAATTGAAGTCTCCAAATGGAGGCGTAACAAAATTGGTCTCTTGATATGGTATCCATTGTTCACCCTGAACTACACCATTCCATGATTGAACAGTCTGTCCCACATAACGACGACGAATCTCTTGAATGGGACGAGCCTCCATATGGGCTGATTTAATACGCCATGTCACACGGGCACCTTCAAACATATGTACAGCCATATCAAGTAAAGAATACATAATAAAAGGACAAGTTACACCAATGGACCGAATGTATTCTTTCCAGAGCCAGATACCCATCAATGGAGGTGAAATATTACCTGTGGATCCTGCCCAGAATTCAGCTTGAACTTTCTGGGCATCGGTGAGAGATCCAGACATTTGAAGAACAGCATCTACTTCTGCATTGCGTGCGGCACCTGTTAGAGGAGCTACGGATCCTGCAATATTAACTTCATCCTCTTCTGTTAAGCATGTGCTTCGCACAGTATCCCATGAATACGTCAAATAGTTCTGTTTTTTTCCACCAACAGTGAGACGTGTCCAAGCCAAGGGATTAGGAAATCCTCCAATATTGTTAACTGTTGTACCATCTACTACAATGGTTTGTCCCCAATTGGCAGAAGTAGTAGGCTGTGCAGTACTTGCTGCAACAGATCCATCATTAAGTCGTCCAGCATACCATGTATTCCAAGCAGAGAGCCATGCTGTCCATCCACCTAGACCCTTCACACGGGCCAATGTAGCAGCATCATAGATAAACAGAGAGGTGTATCCAGGAATAAATAGAGGCGTCACTTGATCCATTACAGCGGCAATCCAAACAATGCTTTCACAGTCATTTAGTGGCGTAACAACATTCGCAGTCCAGTCCCAGTTATCTAAGATACCTGATACATGTGTGTCAGGAGTAACCCAGTTCCATGCCTGAACAACAGACGCGGTCCATAAGTATACCAGACGAGATGCAATTGTTGGACCATATTTCATAGAAACAAAATGTTGCAATATACTGTCTAGTCCTGCATTGATGAGATAGGTCAGACATGAGCTAACATCAACAAGGGGTGCAGTGCCCGCTAAGATTGTAGATAGAATTTCAGGAGGAGCCATAAATTCAGATGAATTCATAACGGGTCCTGTTCCTGCCGCATTGACGGCACATACTGTGAAGGTATATTGTTTGAATTCATCTAATCCAGTGAAACGATAGGTTAATGCAGAAGTCGTAACAGAACTTAGTGCTACTCCGTTCAAATAAGGAGTAACAACATAGGAAAAGGGTCCAGCTCCTACAGTGGGAGCCTGCCATGATACAATAACGGATCCAACCGTAAATGTGATTCCAGAGACGAATCCAGGAAGTGCAGGAGCATTTGCTGCAATGGATGTAGCTAAGGCAGGACAAGGACATCCAGCACTAATTCCAATGCATCCATCGTAGCGAGTGTATTCGGTCATGGCTCCATTCTTGACAGTGTAGATAATGGAACTGTCTTTAATACCGAGAAGGGGACGTGATCCCCATGGTACCGTACTGCCGTTTGCAGGTGTAAAAAATGAACTCGCAGCTGCGAGTTCAGCCTTTCGTTGTGTCAGAAAAGATGAATCATAGATACGGGGCATTCTATTACATGGCTAAATTATATTTTATTATCCCAAATATTTTATCCCAAATATTTTATCCCAAATATTTTATCCCAAATATTTTATCCCAAATATTTTATCCCAAATATTTTATCCCAAATAATGGGCACGACATACAGGTATAAATGATTCGGCTCCACCAATATGAATAATACTTTTCTTATTGCCAATAAATTTGGAATACATCGCCACAGTTCCATCGCTACAGACAGAACATAATGCTGTCAAATGTTCTACTTCTTCGGCATGTGGAATGAGACGTAACATATCTCCAAAGGGTTGGCGATCAGAATTGCCACTGAGTCCAGCAATCACGATATGTATAGGAAGTGTATCTGCCCAACGTGTAACATGTTCAAACAGATCTGGAAAGAATTGTCCTTCATCAATGGCAATAACTTGATATTCTCCTGAATGAGCCAAATGATCAACATGTTTTAAGAGATCCATACATGATGCAGTTTCTATATCTTTGTCATGGGATGCAATACAGTTTGTACCATAACGATTGTCTGAGATGTAATTGATGAGAAGGATTTTGTAACCAATGGATTTATAACGACGGACACGACGTAAGAGTTCAGTTGTTTTCTGTGCAAACATGCATCCGAGGAGAAGTGTGATACGGCCCATTTAGACTTTTAAGGAACTTGTTAAAAAGTCTGGCAGGAACTTTGTTAGAACTTGTTAGAACTTGTTAACTATTTCATAGAAAAAACATTTCAATTTTATTACGTATTGAAAATATAGTTGGAACTCCATTAGAACTCCATTAATCACTTAAAAGCCTTAACAAGTCTTAATAGATGGTACTTCCAGTCACAAGCAAAACAAAAGAAAAATCAAAATGGCAGATCAATTCTGTTCCCGCCTTTTGTATTACATTAGAACGGCGAACAGACCGATGGAAACGCTTTCAAGATCAGCCCGGAATTCAAGGACTCCAACTAAAACGTTTTGTAGGTGTAGACGGGAAAACATTGGATATTAAGACAGATTCACGAGTAGCCACACTAACAAAACGAAATATCCTAACCAAGTCCCGTCGTGCTCATGAGGAGCTAGACTCAATTGGTGGAGTAGGATGCGCCTTGTCTCATATTGCTGTCTGGCAATGGATGGTAGATACCAATCAAGAAGTCTGTGTCGTATTTGAAGATGATGCAGTTGTTCCACCAAATTTCATTGAAAAAGCAAATAAATGTATTGATACTTCTCTCTTGAAAGATCCATCCAAATGGGATCTCTGGCTTCTTGGTGGAAAATGGGATGATATGTCACGTATTCCTGGAGAGAAAGTGGTTCGTATTGGAGCATTTGTATTATTTCATGCCTATGTAATTACATTGAACACAGCCAAGAAATTGTTACAAGATGTCTATCCTATTCATGCTCATATTGATACATGGGTATCTATTTATTGTTTTATGAATCAAATGCGTATTATTGGATCATCTATCAATCTAACACAATTCCAAGCAGCAAAGACAGATATTCAATCGGATAAAGGATGCGCTATTTGTAATGTCCCAACCCATTATGAAGAAGATTATGTAATGGTTTCAAAACCAGATTTATATGTTGCACGAGCAAGTCAGATTCTCAGTATTGCATTTATTGGATATTTTATTTGGAAGCGACTATAAGCGTGACTATAAGCGACTATAAAAGCCTTATCGGATTCTTATAGAATCCTTATAAAAACCTTAACAAATCGTCATGATTTTTGCCCAATACTCCACAAATTGGTCACAATTCAATACTAAATACCCATCACCAAATGTCCAGAATTGATGGACTATAAATGGATCTTCTACATGGATACTTTCCATCATATATGTAGAACGAAAAGAGATATCAGGATAATCTGTTACGCGATCACTAAACCAAATATCTTCTGTTCCATCAAACTGTATATTCGGATCAGCTCTATGAATACGACAGATATCAATCATTGCTGCAATACGTCGCACAGTAGCTCCTCCACCACCTGCTGCACCCTCGCTCCAACTCCATGGATTACCCCAATAATCTCCTACAAACATGGCAGGATCAATCTTTTTACGAAAGAAATTATCCATTTGCACAGTGAGCATATAAGTAGCATCTATCAATTGATAGAATCGGTAATCAGTGAATAAATTATTATAAGCAATCTTTCCTTCTTCACGTGTGGGATTTCCAGTAAAGATAGGAATAATATGATAATATTCACATTTATTTCCAAGAAGTGCTTTTATAAATCCTTGATTGCTTTCAGAACAAAAGATATAGACAGCCATATGAGGTCCAGCCCATGCGATATTCTGTAGAATAAACAGAAAATTGGGATGAGCACGTCGTTCAGCAATGAGAAATATATGATCAGATTTCTTTGGAGGCAGATAGGATTCCCAGAATGTCTGTAGCATTCCACCATATTTCTGTAGAAGATAGGAATAGACAAATGGTTCTAGAGAGCAACGTAATCCATCTAGATTATTTGGATTTCCTTTAACAATTTCATACATACCACGTACTATATCCATTATAATATAGTATGTGTTAGTTGTTATTTAGGCTTTTAAGAACTTGTTAAAAAAGCCTGCCAAAAACTTGTTAAAACTTATTTAGGCTTGTAAATATAACTCAAAGAAAAATATCCTATATAGTATAGGATGGCTACTGAATCTAATACATTTACAAAAGTATGTACTACTGACTTTGGAAGATTTAAAGTTAAATTGGAACCAACTAATTTGTTTGTAGGTGGATCAAATTATTGTGTAAATATTATGATGGAAAGAAATAAAACAACATTAAACTGGTTAAGTACAAGTAAAGGAGGATGCGAATTAGATGGTAAAATGATACGAAAAGAGGAAACAATTAAAATGGTAGATTTAGCATTTAGTATATTACGTAGATATCATCCAGAACGTACAATTGTTACATTATTAGATGATAGTGGTTATAGTTGGACTGGTCCTAGACAGCGTGTATTTAAAGTAAATTTTTTAAAAGGATATTTATTGATGTATCAAAAAACATGGTATGAAGAAAAATTTAATGCAAAAATGGAAAATGATGATATACATTCTATGTACCGTAAAGAAGTTGAGATTGGATTTGATGATCCAGCTAGAAAGCCTGAAATATTTTCATTTGGAAGTGAAAAAGAAAAACTAGAACCATTATATCGCGATTCAAGAACATGGAGAGAATTTATTACTAAAATAAAAAAACAGTATGATAATGAAAAATATAAATTAATGATAGATTGGTATAGACAAGCAATTTATTATATTATGAATGGAATGGAAATTAATCAAAATTGGAAAATTGATATTTCAGCACGTCCAGAATATAACTGTACATGGAGTGGTGGATCTAACAGTTCTAAACGAAAAACAAAGAAAAAAAACTTTACATTTTCAAAATATTATCCAATTGGCCCTTTTTATCATGAAAAAACAATCTAGAGATTTTGGCAGGCTTTTAACAAGTTCTAACAAGTTCTAACAAGTTCTAACAAGTTCTTAAAAAGCCTTAAAAAGCCTTAACAAGTTCTTAATAAGTCTTCATAAGAGCCTCCCACGAAACAGGAAATATCCCAGACATACATTCATGAACTGCCGTTGCATAATCACGAATTTCTTTCTGTGCACTCGGATCTAGACGAAGCTGACAGATACGAGCATATGCAGCAAGAGAACCCGTTTCAATAAATTCAGAGAACATTCCTTGTGGCAAAACAGAACGAGCCACTTCAGGAGCTACTCCGCGTTCCAACAGAGTTTGATAGGTATGCAACGATGTATCTGCATGATCTTTCATTAACAAATAGACTTCTTCAGCATCTGATACAGCAGTAGCTTTGGATCCTTGTTTTACTTTGGGATCGCGTTCTCTAATATTCATAGCATCTGGTACCCAACATTCAGGAAGAGAATCCACATAACGGCGACTGACTTCATTGCGTGCTAGACCGACAGTATGACGAAACCATTCGCGACAGACAAAGATGGGCATTTTAAGACGAAAACGAGCCTGAGGATGAAAAAAAGGACTGTTGTGATTATGTTTTGCCAGATATTTGATCAATTTCTTATCGGCTTCAGTTAACTCCACAGAGGTTTTATCAAAAGATACACGTGCGGCATTGACAACAGTTAGATCATCACCGAATGATTCCATGAGTTCAACAAAGCCAATGCCATCGGGCATAAAGATTTTTTTGGACATGACTACTATAAAAAATAGGGATTCTTTATATAGGCTTTTTTCTAAAAAAAGTCTATGGAGTAAATTCAAGTGTCCCTACACATTCAACTTCAGGAAGATTCCAGACTACTGTATTCAATTGATCGCGTTGAAGGAGTTCAGGATAGAAATGTTTATAAGAATCGTTCAATTTAAAATGATACCATGCATCTGTAAAGATTTTATGGGGCATGACATAAATTCCACAGACTTCACTATCTATAATTTTGGGACAGAGTACTTCACCAATACAAAGAACAGGTTTATTAAGATAAGTTCCAATATATTGAATCATGGCCGAATTATAGACTGCTACGTATTCTGTAGGAGTTTTTACTAGAATGCGAGTAAAGTCTGTACCGCTGAAGTACATTGGTACTAACACGACAAACGGCTTTATGCTTTTGTCGTGTTAGTAGTACATTGGTACTAATAAAAAAAGCTTTACGCTTTTTTTCTTTTTCTTTTTATGAGGATTGTATTTTCTAATTTTTGTTATGAACTGTTGGATATTCTTGTTGATTATTATAATCTGATACGATATGGATGTATTTAAGCAACATCTTCAAGTAGATTTCTTTATTGATGAATTCAATTTTAATCTATGATCATTTCAAATGGGCATCTTTGCCCACGTGCGTTGTCCTGTAGGGCGAATATTTTCAGAAAGTCCAACTTCTTCAATTCTTATCCAAACAAACTCAGGAATAGTTGCATGAAAACGCAGAGCACCATTATTACAACTATGTTCTTGATGTGCTGTTCCATGTTCAAACCCATCACTCTCAACAACTCCCCTCATGACAATTTTCCCTTTTAATACAAATGAGACTATATCACCCTTTTTAGGGCAAGAAATCATACGATAATTTCCCTTCGATTGTGCTAGACGTCTCACTTCTGGGCGACTGACAAAGTCCTCTTCAAACTGTTTCTGTTTCCAAAGACGAGAATTTAGTATTACACGCCATAATTGAACAAGCTCAGCTTTTTGGTCAAGCTCAGCTTTTTGGTCAAGCTCAGCTTTTTGGT